TTCGCAAAAGCCGCCACTTTGAGTAAGTGACTCGCACGATTGTCCGTGCTAGATTAACACGCGATGCATCAAAAATAAAGACGTAACTAAAATAAATACAAAAGAAAAATAAATGAAATAAATTAATAAAATGTTTTTGGTTCACTTATAGAGTGTCTCCGCGACATTATAACCGTTTTCCTTCGGTATTTAAACTAATTAACAATTAAATATAAATAAATAAATAATAATAAAAGGGGTAGAAATGATAATCTAAAGAAATAAACCACGCATACCTTCACCAACCATATTTAAACCAGCAGCAATAGCACCAGGGGCACCAGGCAACACGCTAGCAGCTTTAGTGGTATTCATAAACATTGCTAATATGCGTTGCCAAAAACTTTCATTATGAAAATAATCGACAGCAATTGGTAAATTGTTGCAAATAGTTTTATAAGAAAGTAAAGCAACAGGATCATATGCTGGACTAGTGCGAGTATAATCATATATGGTTGAATTAGTATTAACCATATACTCTATACAAGCCCATGTTTTAATTACAAAATTAGTGGTAGAAGCAGATATTCTGACACAAACACCACTCAAATTACCCATACCCATAATACGACCATTTAACTGGCCGTAGTCACTAACATTAGGTAGTTGCTGAGGAATAGCTTTTAAGCCATTCAATATGGGTTGAAATTGCCAAGAAGGTTGTTCATGACATGCATTGATAAAAATACCCATATTCGATGGTGTGCAGTAATTATTTGGACCAACGGCACTAGTACTCTGTAAACCAGTTACAGAAAATGACTGTGCTTGCAACAAGGGACTTGGGTTGATCGTTAAATCTTGATTGGATATAATAGATATGGGAAATTTCCATGCAGTAAGGGAGCCAGCCCATTGTGTAGCATTTGATGTACATATTAACTCTAATGAATTTGATATGTAACGAAATTTCTCTGTGGTTGTTGTTTCCAAGTCTTGGGGAAATAATGTTGCAGTATCACCATAATATACTGGAGTCCACTGTGTGGAAGCTCCAGGAAATGATCCTGCAGTAACTGCAGCAAACCAATACGCAACTCCAGGTGTTGGTAAGAGCAAAAAGAATGTGTCATATGTCGTAGATTGTAATTGTGAACCAACAAAGCGATGTTTCTTACAAATGGTACGACCATTGTATTCATCAGGAACACCAGCAACAGCATCTGATTCAAAATCGGGTGCAGCAAAAGCACACTTCAGAAATGACAAACCATCTTGTGTAGATGCCATTTCACGGTTTATTTGATTTCGACGACGATTTCGACGCCTCTTAGTTTTATTAGATTTATTTTGTATACTAATATCCATAACTAAAATGAACTAAGTCTAATATTTAAGACGCATAGGTGACCACACCTACTTAGTAGGATGAGTAAACTTACATTTCTTGCCAAAAGTGCATTTGCCAGTACCAACAAACTGTTGGCAGACAGGGGTCGCTTTTATTTTACCTTGCACTGAACTATTGTTTACTTCTTTATTATCACTTGGCTTATTGGTCTTAGCTCGCTTCTTTTCTAAACCTTTCTTTAAGTTGTCTTTAATCTTAGCTTGATGTTCAACTTTCTTATTAACTTCTACTAATTCAGTACCTAACTCAACTGGTATTTCTACAACTCTCTCACAATGTATATAGCCATCCAACTTAGAATACTCATCAAATCTACTCAATGATTTAAGGTCTTCGATCAATTTAAAATACTGAATCTGATCAATATTAAGTTCTTTAATAAATATAGAATTGATTAAATCAAAATCATATAACTTATTATTAGAACAATCAAATTGAGCATAATATGGTTGATCTCTCTCAGTCCACTTTCGATGTTTATAAAAAGTGGTAGCTGGTGGACACGATACAGTTCGAAGTATCATGTGACACCAATCAGAGATTAACGGAGTATCAGGGTCAGTAGCCATATATCCAGCAACTTTGTTATGTAATACCACATCAATAGGTACAAGATCAGGAGTAGTAGTAAGATGCAACTTACGTACGTGTCTAGCTATATCAATAACATGTTGTGTAGTAGCCCAAGGATCAATGTAAATACGACCAAGAAATGTTAAATAATTATGTCTTTCAACAACCTCGGCCTTTATTAACATACCCATCTTAGCAAAGACACGTTCTAGTGTATCAGGATTGCACTTAGATAAACCATCATCACCACCATAACGCCCCAAAGCCTTATAAGCATCACTTGGGGATAAACCATCAACACGATTAACAACATAATTGTTAAAAGCATTAATAGCAGTGTTACGTATACTCGTTTGCGAAGATCCACTGATAGTAGTATCAGGAGCTTCATAAACGACATTATGTTTAGTAAAACATCTAGAATTTCTAGCTTCATTATTAGTTAATTTAATAATTTCATCATGAAATTCTGGAGCATACGCACGTAAATAAATATTTTGTATTAGCAATGAGTGAATTGATCCAGTACTACCATCGCATTTCGAAATGTCTGTGCAAACAACGTAATCCTTATTACTACAAAATTCAAATACGGATTGAGAAATTTCTGCGGGTGTATGACCAAATACATACCAATCAGTTTTCTTCAATAAATCAGAAACTGGGTATGTAAATTGACCGAGTCGATAATTGTGATCCTGTGGAACTGTCGAAATATTTCGTGGAGCAGTAATCTTAGCATACGTTTCAGCTTTCTGAAAAGCCGTAACGAAAAATCGCCCAGAATAAAACAATAAATCTTTAATCTTATCAATTAAAGCTCGTTGTGTTGGTCTTTTCAATTTTTCGTATCTTTCATCAAAATCAAGGGGCAAACATTTGAACTTATCAGCGTCAGGTATTAATAAACTAACAAATTCAGATAAACATTGGTAATAAAATGGGGGAAATTTATGATTTGGGTTCTTAACATCAACAACACGACCTTGTATACAAGCAACATCGTTATTATAACTACGACGTGGATGCCATGCTCCATCCATCAATGCTGGTAAAATTTGACGAGCAGCGGGTTTACCGCGTTCGTGAACCAATGGTGTCAAACATTGATAACTACGGTCGGGGTACATAGTGAAAGTTGGATAAATGCGTACATAACTCTTTAAAACTTCATATAATACAGTGGCAGCATAAGCGGTGTTAGGCACCTCAAATCGCATACAAATTCGCTCAATATCAGATATATTAATATCTTTAACATTACGAGCTTTAGTTAAGCAAGTTTGTAAACAATCATCGGGAACTCTAACATCGATTACTGAATCTAACAGTGCAAAGCTATGATACACACTTGTCTTTCTTTCAAAATTTTCTACTTGAAAACGAGCATGATTATAACCACCATGATTAACCTCCAAACGTTTAATTCGTTTGCCTTGAATAAGCCATCCAAAACATGTATATACATTCCTGACATGATTGAAATATATAACACGGGCATTCTCATTCGTTGGTGAAACGCGATACTCTACCAAATAAATTGAAGAACCCCACCAATGATCGATCACAAAACTATCAGAATTATAATCCCAAAGACGATGCTGATATGATGCACCACCAGTAACATTATAGCACAGCTCATGATCACTGTTAAAATTATAACTAGCATTCATGATTATTCCGGCAACACCAGTAGGTACAACAGTATATAATATCAAATTGTTACCAGTCAAATAATCATGTATGTCTACGTAATAATCAACATCAATCATGGCAACTAAATCATCTTTAGTATAAGTAGATAATGATAAATCTTGTGATAAATCTTTAGCAGTATAATACAATCTACTACCATCGGTATCACGTTTTGATTTTGATACAGAAAACATTCGCTTTCCACATGCTAAAGCAAATTGAGAGCATAAACTGACGGCGCCACTACGGGAAGATGCAGCCTCTGGATGACTATGACTCAAAATTTGTTCATTACTTGGAAAATTACAAGCACGAAATACTTTTCTATAATCCACAGAAATCTTACTAGATAAATACCTTAAAAGTAATGATCTTATTACAGGGTAAATATATCTTGAGTAATAATTTCTGACTCGGCAATAAAGCCAGTAAACTTTATGTCGTAAACAATAAGACGACAATAATGAGAAAACAACTAGCAATTGTTTTCGTTTACTCACTATCGACAGGATAGCATCCCGAATGAACAAAGGGTTCATTTTAACGAAAGAGCAAAAGTGTATTGATCTTAAAGTTAATCGATTTGCAAAGTTACTATAAGCGTAGTGCCAATAGCGCGGAACTGTTTAATGTCTG